ATAGCAGGCTTTAATGTTCTTAATGGACACTTTTTACAAGACTTTGCGCCGCTACCAGTAAAATATAATCTAGCAGCGGATCTTATTTTTTTGACTCTTTTTCACCTATGAATACTTCATTAACTATATTTTCTATAACGCCGGCTATAAATATTTGAGTGTTCTCATCTGTCAACGATAGCATATTAAAAAAGTCTTTACCAGAGTAATCAATATCCTTGTATTTTATATTATTAACTACTTTACTAAATATAAAGCTAACAGTATCAACCTGGCTTAATATTTCAGATGCAGTTATATCAGACATCTCTGTCATGAGCTCGGCCTGCACAAATGGCGTTATTAGATTAAGCGTTACTTCAATTCCATCTATATCGAATTCTTTTTTTGTTGGTGATATTAAGTTTAATTCCATTTCTATTTTCTCCTTTTCTATTGAATGGTAAAGGGATATTTTAAGCCTCCCGTCAGGGCCCGTTTTATTACTTAAGTATTATTTCAAATTGATCATCACCAGCTGCACCAACTTCATATACTCTGAATGCTGCTTCTATGATATCCTTTTCTCCTCTTTCATTATACTTAAGAGTCTCCCTTACTGCATTATTAGCTGTAAGTTGTACTATATTACCAGCTGTCTGACCGAAAGTAGCGGAAAGGGTAGCAGTATCTCCGTTAATTAAAGCCGCCCATTCAGCAGAAGTACTAATTGAATCTTTAGTAATTGCGAATACTGGCGCCCTGTCTTTAACCGTAAATTCGTGCTGAGATGTAGTATAATGTTCGAACACATCATTACCTAAGTCTAAGCTAAAGGCTCCTGTAAGTATTGTGGTTCCATTCTCAAGTACTATATCAGCGTTGCTAACAACTACCGGCTGAGTGGCATCAAATACAGGTGAAGCTGGAACTGCTGCTACAACTGGAGCAGTATATAAAGCTTTAAGTGTGAATTCTACCTTGATCTGCTCTGCAATATTTGCATTGATAACTGCTTGACCTACGCAACCTAATCCTTTCCACAATTGACCATCTTTATAGAAATATATAGTGCAGGATGTTGGGGTTCTTGTAGTTGGTTTATATCTAACATCTACACCAGCATTTACTGTCTCTGTTAAATAACACGCTTTAAGTAAAGGCGATATCTCTGACTGAACACCTAATAATCCAGAACCCTTTAACTCAGCTGTAATCTTAAATTCTAATGATGCCTTACCTTCTGCATGCTGCTTCATGCCCATTGTAGGTTTAACAACATGTCTATCTATTGCATCAACGCTAGGAGTTACCTCTGCGCTTATAACTTGCACCGCATCAGCAGCAGCAGGAACTGCGTCGGTCCCCTTAGTTACTTCTGACTTTACTAATACGACACGATCAAAAATACTTGCCATTTTATTTACCTCTTTATATTAAAGTACTAATTACTAAAAACCTGTACTTACATTGCCATCATATGTTATATGTAATTTCCTATTGGATTCTATATAAGGATAAGAGTCCTCTAATTTAACAGAAGTCCTTTCTATAACTGTTACATGAGATACCTTACTACCTAAAGTATTATCTGTTGAGATGGCTCTCATTATATCATTATCTAAATTATTTATTTGAGTAGAATTATTTGAGTATTCTGCTTTAGTTATCATACGTATATTTAATTCAAATACTACTGTAGCCACGCCTCCAGTTTTGTATAATATATCAACCTCATCGAGATCTTCTATTAATATAGCAGGAAATACGGTATCTGGTATTTTATCTAAAGTTATTAATTGCCTAGATACATATCTGGGATTACTTAGATAGCCATTGGACACGCTTATAGTCTTTAATATAGTCTCGATTGAATTAAGTATAGATTCTCTGGTTGTCATATTATCTCCTGACTAATCTTACCTTATTCTTTCCAATCATATTAGTCGTTAAGTCGAGATTATCAAATTGAGAATCTGCATTAAAATCATATACATTTTGTCTAATTACTATATCTAACTCCTCGAGGTATTTATTTTTATAAAATTCTGATAGCGCGAAAAATGAATCTTCATTATCCGTTGCGTCCTTCATTAAAGACGGCATTATATAAAAAGCTAACGTTCTATACACAAATAAATTATTTAGCAGTGATATATTGAGTAAAGAAGGATCCATCTTTCTTACTATCCTAACTCCATGAGCATCAACATTTAAATTACCAATGCTACCAAAATAATTATTATAAGCACCTTGGAACCAAGAATACTCTAAGTAGTTAATCACATCAGTCTCTGCTTTATCTATCATAGCATTAATATTAAGACCGTAATTGCCAATATCAGCCCTGAATAACTCTATATCGGCTTGTGTGATATAAGTCGGCATATTACTTTACCTCTTTCTTAGTAGCTCTTCTTCTAGTAGTTTTTGGTTTATCGTAAGCAAAGGCGTCTTTACCATACATTCCTTCAAGAGTCTTTACTTCATCTAAAGATAGATCGCATTCGAATACTCCATCCCTCTTATCCCATACGTATCCACCATAATTAATCTGTTCAGCGATATTTTTAACTTTATTTAATTTAACTAACATATACAATTACCTCTTGTACTAAAGTACTTATTAATATAAAAGGAGGGCTAAAGCCCTCCTTTTATGTTATACCTCTATATGATTATAGGGTTGGGTCTATACCGTATGCTCTAACAAGACCGTTAGTGTTACCTAGTGCTAGGTTACCGTACCATTTAACACGTGCTCTTAGAACATCCGCATTCTGTACCGTACCTACTTCCTCGATAGTAATACCAGTAGGTGATGCTTGAGGAGTTACGAGCGACAGACCGTCGTTCAAGTTACCTGAATCGAAGGTACCTGCATAGACAGAGTCCCAAGTACCACCAGTTAAGGCTAGACCGTCTATAGTCTCGGTAGCCAACTTATAGTCAGATACGAACACTGGAGTTCCGTCATACACAAGAACATTATTGCCGAGTTCAGTCTGAAGGTTATTGATAGCGTTACCACCAAGTCCCCTTAAAAGAGATTTTAGCTTGTTCAAAGTTGCGTAAGACATTAGCATAAAGTCAACTCTGCCGTTTTTAGCTTTGCATAGATCTTTAATCTGATCTAACTTGGTGAAGCTAAGGGCATCTCCTAAAACAGCGTCTATAGGAGCTACTGTTAATGTAGTCTCGGAGAACATTGAGTTAATTGATGGTGCAGCACCAGCGCCGTTGATTATTTCACTTTCAAGTACCTGACCTAAGTCTTTAGCTTTTGCTTGAATTTCAACAGCTAGAGCGTTAACTTCCGAGCCAACTGCAATAGAAAGCTTAGATACGTCTGCGTCAACAATCAAAGATCTGTCAACATATGTCTTTTCAACAAATGTCTCAGCAACTGCCGGTGCGATAATTGCGCCTTCAGCATAGAAAGCCGCGTTGGCTCCAGTTGTGTGTTGGTTAATTGTGATTGATCTACCGGAGTGCTGATACACTGGGATAAATTCGAATATTGGATTTACTTTAATTACCTGCTCAGATACACCTGCGATTATATCAGAATTAAGTAACTTGGAAATCTCTAGTAATGTTTGTGCCATAATTTTTTATCTCCTTTTTATTATGTTATTTTAAAGTACTAATTAATGATTTTGGATCAACCTTCACCATTCGCTAATCTATAGCAGTTGATAACTTTAGGCTTATCTCACCCAGAGGTAAGGATCAACCTTAACTCTTATTAATAAAGTACCAATGTATGAAATTAACCCTTAAGTCCAGATATGATCTTATCCAGAGAGCTCTTATTTTCACTATTAGGAGCTTTATGCTCACCGCCTGCTGAACCTGTTCCACTAGTAGAACCTTTAACTAGATATTGATTTTCTTTTAAGAAATTCTCAACTCTCTCATTTACAGTTAGCTGATTTCCTTTCTCATTAAATACAGGCTTGCCTTCTGGATCTAATACCTGAATATCACCTTTTTCACCTAGTGTTATTTCTTCTCTAAGTAAAATGGCAATACTTTTAGGATCGATTGCGTTAAGCTTAGCTGCACTAGATACAATAGAGTCAGTAATAGCTAATTTTTTGTATTTCTTTTCAAGTTCCTTGTATGCGCTTGAACTTTCATTAAGCTTAGACTCATAACTTTCAACTATAGCTTTTTTAGCTTCCTCAAAATTACCAGCTGATTCTAATTCTTTCTGTTTTAATGATTCCTGCGATGCTTTTAGATCTTTATACTCTTCAATATCGATACCTTCGAAGTCTTTAAGTGCTACACGTCTCTGTGCTGCTTCTTTTCTTGTATCTGCTAGCTCAGTAGTAAGTTCAGCTAGCTTATCCTGAAGCTCTTTTACCTCTGGATTAACTTCTTTATTTTCTTCTTTATTTTTTTCTTTAATTGTCATATCTTTATATCTCCTTTTCTTAACCTTTCTATATATAAAGTACCCAAAAGTGGCGGTTTATTTAACCGGCTCCCAATGGTGCCTACAGTTCCAGCCGCCGCGCGTTATAAATGGGTCTCCTTCCTTTTTGCCTGCCCATGTACTGTTATTCCAGTCCTGAATCTCTTTTTCAGTTAATACCTTATCAACATGATCTTTACACCATTGTCTAGTAACGCTATCAGTAGGTCCGACATATCTCCACTTTTTTATATTTTCTTTTTTACTTAATAATTTTACCACAAGCGATTCTAGCTCCAACATATTTGTAGTTACTATTGTCTTCAGTCCTCGTATATTTGTGCCGCCTAGACCTGCAGTCTCTAATTTTGCCTTAACTAGTGATATTATTTCAGACTTGCTATTTCCTGATATTATTGCTTTATATATTGTATTAGCTATCTCAACTGACTTACTATCAAGGAATGTCTTTAACTCAAGAGCTAAGCCTTGTATAGAATTTTCTATAGACGTTACTATTTCTGGCGATAACTTTGTATTAAGCTTAGCTGCAGCAAATTCTGATATCTTGGCGCTATTTAATATGGTATCGTTAGCATTAATAAAAAAATCATTTACGTCTGAATCTATTGCAGCTTTTATATCTAATAATTTCTTTGTGCTAAGTAATGAACCAGCAGTTACTAATATAGCTGCAAATAAATCCTCAAGCTGATTATTAACTTCCTGCTGTTGTTGATCTACAAAGTCCTGCAATTGTGAATCTACCGACATACCTTCTCCTTTCTAT